ATTGGCGTAGGGGACAAGCTGGCTGGAGGTCCGGGCCTCGTCATCGTCGGCAGGGCCGAAGTTGTATCCCTGGGCCAGCATCTGCTCGCACCAGATGTCGTGGAACTCGGACATGCCCAGGCGTTCCTCGACGATCCTCTGGGCAAAGACCGTCAGGGGCTCTCGCACGGCATCAGGCAGTTCGGACCAGCTATCAGGAGCCACAGCGCCCATCTGCTCCCCGATGGAAATGCTGAGGTCGTGGGCTGTGGCCGCCAGGTTCTTGTAGTCAGGCTTGGCTGCGAGGCCAGCGTCTGCCCACGCCTGAACAGAGACTTTGGGAATGATGAAAATGGTTTCCATTTAGTTCTCCAGGAAAGGGGCAATGGCTTCGGCAAGGTCGAAGATGGTGATGAGGGGGCTGTGGGGAAGATGGGTGAGACGGTATTCGATGTTGCGGTCCTGGCTGTCTCGGACATCGTGAGCGTTCAGGACGGTGAGGCCGGCGCTGAGCATCTGCGCCTGGCGCTTGATCTGGATGGCAGAGCGCGGGTCTTTCTGCTGGTGCGGCGTCACCACTTTCAGTTCCACCCAAAGGGAATTCCCTTTGCGGGCCACATAGAGGTCAGGCACCCCTCGGTTGGTCGGGCCGGTTTCGATGGGAAGCACGAGGCACCCCTTCCCTTCCAGGGCTTTCACCAGTTCCTTGCTGAACCTGTGTTCAGGCCGTGCCATCAGATGTCCTCCGTGTAGCTGAGGAACGCCCCCAGCGGGTCTTTGAGAAACTCAGCCTTCACTGTGTTCTTGGAACGCAGGGCGCCGATGATCTTTCGATCCACAGGCCCGCACTCGAAATCATAGTAGAAACAGGATTGAGCCTGCCCGATTCTGTGGATGCGATCTTCGCCCTGTAACCGATGCTCCAGGTCGAAGCTATTGCTGAAGAAGAACACGCGACGGGCCGCAGTCAACGTGATCCCCAAGCCTCCTGTCTGGGCGTTGCTGACGAAATACTTCTTGGCCGGATCTTCCATGAACTGAGTCACGACATCAGCCCGCGTTCTGGCGTCTGTGGCGCCGTAGTAGGTCACGGCGGAATCGCCCAGGGCTTTGGCCACAGCCTCGATTTCAGGGACGAAGGAGCAGAAGATGACCACCTTCTCTTCGCCCAGTTCCTCCACCAGATCCTTCAGGCGGTCCAGCTTGGGGTTGCCGCCAGCCATGGGCTTCTGGGTGTAGGGGTCGAAGCCGCCACTGATCTGACGCAGACGGATCAGCCGGACCACAGCGGCTTCAGCCGCAGCCGCCAGGCCATCCTCCGCCCCCATGAGGCGGGTCAGTTCCTCGATGCTTTCCTTTCGCACGGCATGGTAGAGCGCCTTCTGCTCGGGGGTCATGGGGATGAGTTCGTTGATGTAGATTTTGGGCGGGAGGTCCAAGCACTCTTCCTTCAGACGCCGGTCCATGTGGGGGGCCAGCAGATCCTGAAGCCAGTCCTGGTTCTGGTAGCCGATGATCTTGCGGCCCTCAAACCCGTCCATCTTGCAGAAGGTAGATCGGAAGCCGTAGAAGGACTTGAACCGGGTGAGCCCCACGCCTAGGAACTGAAACTGGGAATAGAGGTCTTCGATGCCCTTGGTGATGGGTGTCCCTGAGAGGATGCGGCGGAAGGCCGCCTTGCGCCCCTGGACGATGAGGAACCGAGTGCGGAGCGCGGAGCCGTTCTTGATGCGCTGGCTTTCGTCCACCACCAGCATCACCCGGCGAGTGTCCAGAATCTCAGTGATGAGGGCGCGGGCCTTGGGGCTGGTGAAGCCGTCCACATTGAAGCAAAAGATCTGGAGTTTGGTGTTGTCCTGCTTGGGCGCCTTGAAAGGGCGCTCGGCGTAGTAAACGTGATTGGTCACTTCTGTATTGGAAAAAACTTTAGGAACCTCGTTTTTTACCCAGTTAACATGGACACCATTGGGGGCCACCACCACCACGGCATCAAGCAGCCCTTCGCCCCAGAGTTTCTTGGCCTCGAACAGCGTGAGGATTGTCTTGCCCAAGCCCTGTTCATGGAAGTAGGCGAAGCCTTCCTTCAGCCATCCCTTCCTGACGGCTTCCTTCTGATGGGCCATGAGCTTCATATAATTCCTCTGAAGTAATACTTTCCGTTGGTAGCAAATAGACTCGCCTCGATACAGTAGGCCGCGCCTGTCTTCAGGCTCTCAAGCTGTGGCCGGTATTGCTCCACCGTCTTGCCCGAGCAGAAGATTTCCAGCGATCCGGTTTCGTCCCCGATTCGCATGATCCACCGAGCGCCCTTCGGTCCCGTGAACTCCTTGATATAGTCCAGGACCCCGACAAACCGAACGCCCTGAGACTCGATGGCCTTGGCGATGGAGGGCAGGTTCCTGGTTTCCCGCAGAACCCAAAGCTGGTCCATGGTGTCGTAGACCGAGGGGAGTGCCATGGCTTTCTTGCATCCTTCGCTGGGACGATCCTCAGCGATCTGCTTCATGTAAGTCTCTGCCCGGCTGGGGCCGATGCCGGGCTTGTCGCACCAGCCGCCCACCAGTTTCCCGTCCTGAACTTCCCAACCAATGCCGGATCGCTTGGGATCGAACAGGATGACCTCGATGCCCCGGCTCCTGGCCTCTCGAATCAGTTCAATGCCCTGGTCTGCCCCAGTGGTATGGTTCAAGCAAGTGGCATAGAAGGCCAAAGGATCCAGACGTTTGGCATGGAGGCAGGCCCAGGAAATCCAGGCGTAGGCTACGGCGTGGCTCTTGTTGAAGAGGTAAGCCCCGCAGCCCAAGATGAAATCCCACGCTTCCAGAAGCTGGGCCTCCGTGTGAGTCTGCTGGCCCTGCTTCAGATACTCCGCCTTGAAGACCTCCAGGCCGGCTGCGCCTTTGCTCTTGGCGATAGCCTTGCGGAGTTTGGTCACAGTGGCGTCGGGCAGCCCCAGCCCTTTGAAGAAGGCCATGACCTGTTCCTGATAGATCATCAACCCCGAGGTTTCCGTCAGGTAGGGAGCGATGAGGGCCGGCACTTTGGGCTTCTCGCCATACAGTTTCAGGCGCTTGTAGGCGTCAGCCACACCAGCGGCCAGAGGGCCAGGACGAGCGATGGCGCTGATGATGGCCAGATCGTTGAACTCGCGGGGAGGAACCTGATGGGCGATGGTGCGAAGCGCCCCGCCCTCGAACTGAAAGACCCCCTGCCAGCGGTTGTGAAGGGCGTCCTCAAAGTCTTCAGACTCTGGGGCCATATCCACCGGCCCAGGCCATGGGAAGTCCCGCAGGATAGTGAGGGTCCGAAGGCCCAGGCAATCCAGCTTGAGCAGGCCCAGCGCCTCCGCATCCCGCATGTCGATCTGAGCCACGCCGTTCTCCACCCGGCAGTAACGGGAGAGGGGTTCGCCAGGTGCAATCAGAACACCCGCCGCATGTTGCCCCAGGGCCTTCACGGTGCCCTCAAGCTGCGTCAGGGCATGGAGAGTGGCGTCGGTGTTCTTCGACGCCTCTAGGGCCTGCTGGAGCGTATCAGGTGCCCCTTCCTCACCGGCAAGCCGGGTTTGAATGCGATCCCGAACACCGTCGCCGAGGGATTGGGGAAGGCCAAGCGCACGAAGGCCGTCTTGCATTGCAGCTTTACCCGCCCTTGTGAGAACCGTTCCAACTCGCGCCACGCTTGCCTGGCCGTAGAGGCTTTCCAGATGAGTGAAGATTTCATCACGGCGTTCATCCTCAAAATCCAAGTCGATGTCGGGCATGTCGGTTCTGGAGGGGTCCAGGAAGCGTTCAAAGAGAAGGCCGTGCTTGATGGGATCGACTTCTGTGATGCCCAGCAGAAAGGCCACCAGCGACCCAGAGGATGACCCGCGCCCAGGGCCTTGGGAAATGCCCACTTTCTTGGCCCAGTCGCAGACTTCAGCCACGATGCGGAAGTAGCCCTCGAAGCCCTTGGATTTGATGACGCTTAATTCGTGATCGAGGCGCTGGGCGTAAAGATCATCGCGGAGCCCCAATCCAATGAGGGCGGCTTTGGAGGCTTCGCTGATGTCGATGCCTGAGACTTGAGGGGGCTTGGCTCGCGGAATACGAACGGGCTGAAACTTACGGATCTCGGATTCAGGCGAGGCGTGAAATTCGCACAGATGGCGAGGGAAAATCGCGTAAGCATCGTTGGGCCACCGTAGACCATGAAGAACCTCCTGGGATTCATAGATATAGGCAGGCGTGTCCAGTTTGTAGTCCAACAGAATAATGTCTTCGCTCACTTCATCCCCAGCCTTCATGGAGTAGAGTTCCTGAAGACCGGCCTGGGTTCTGGCCAGCGCCACACGGGGAAGATGACCCTGGCGGAACGGCCATTGAAACTCAATGCCGAAGATAGGTTCGATCTTGGCCTCAAGGCAAACCTTCTCGAACTCCACATGGCCAAAGGCATTCGTGTCCGTGAGGGCAATGGCCGGTAATTTGTTTTCGATGGCGAAGTTCACCAAGTCCTGAACGGTGCCGGTGCCCTTCGGCTTGCCCTGTTCGCTGGAATACTGGGTGCGAGTGCGGAGAAAGAGCATTACTTGGCCTCGGTTTCCAGTTCCGCCAGCCTAGCGCAGATCCGCTTGAACGCAGCCATCGCCAGATCCTTGCGGCGATAGCTGTCGTTGATGAATCGGAACACGCGCTCAACGTCGCTGGCATCCAACCTGCGGTCCAGTTCCTTCTGAAACTCTTCAGGCGTCACGGCTTGTCCTTTCTGATGCTCCTGCGCCGCGCGGAAGTCGCGCGATTGTTGCGATGAAATCTCGCCAATATGCGGCCATCCTCAAAACGAAATTCGCCATCGTGAACGAGGCCGCAATCACAACAAGCGAACCTCCATCCATTTGGGCTGGGCTCAAACCAATCTGTCCAGCCGTCTTCATTTTCAGAGTGAGCGAAATATTTAGGCACGGCTCATCCTTTCCGCAAGGCTTCAGTTACGATGTTGGCGATCTGGAGGTTGGCGTCTGTTCGTTTGCCGTGGTGCGCGGCACTCTGCTTCATCACCAGCAGAATGGCCTGGGCTTCGGGCAGTTTGGCGCATTCCGAGAGCCAGGCGAGCATACCCACAATCTCAGCGTCTTTTGCACAGAGGTAGGCGTGAAGGCCGGCGCGATCCGTGTTGAGCATCATACTCAAGTGCTTGACCGTGGCCACAAGATGATCGGCGGGGGCCTCTTCTTCGCGCAGTTTGATGGGAGGGGGGATGTTCATTTGGACTCCTGGTTGGTTTCTGATGGCGTGTCCCCGCTCTCCGTGCCGAGGATGGCGGCCTTGACTCTTCCCAGCCGCTCATACTGCTCATCTGTGCATAATTCCCGCTCCGCAATATCGAGCAAATCCTCTAGGTCAGAGCGGACGGACTCGATCTTGCCGTGCTCATCCTCCCTGACCCTGCGCTCGGCATCGCCCCCGGCCTGGGCGGTGGAGGTGAGGATGCGCTTCACCTCCTTGTGGACAGGCTGATCTGCCATGGGGCCATCCAGGTCTGTGTCATCCACAAGTTCCTGGAGGGCAGTTCGCAAGCTGATGACCTCGCGGTTGCGCTGGGCGAGGGTGTCCTGGAGAATGGTGATTGCGGTGAGTTGAGACTCTGTGACGGCCTTGAAGGACTCGATCATGGCATCGCGCTCGGCCTCAGCCCCCTCCGCGCGCTGTGCCTGGGCCTGGGTTCGTTCCTTCGCGGTCTCGTAGGCACTGAGGATCTCAGCCGCTCCACCGGGCCACTCTTCCCAGTCCACGTTAGATGTCAAATATCTGTAGTGGCGTAATACGGGGTCTCGCTCGTCCTGCCAGCGTCCCGGCATGGGCGGCACCAGGCCCGCGGCTTGCGGCAACAACACGGGTTGCGGATCGGCCTTGGTGTGGGTTCTGTCTGGATGCTGGACGTAGTAGGTCGGCTGCATGGGCGCGGCTTGCGGGTCGGTCATGGGGGCTCCGTTTCGTGGGTTAGGCGGCCTGCTCCGGGCTGGATTCGCTGGGGTTGCTGCGCGGGGCGGTTCGGGATTCGTGTGGATTTAGGGCGTTATGTCGGTTTGTGAGTTCGTCTAATACAAAGTTAGGCGTCTACCATCGGCTCCCAATCAAGGAACACTCCCCCGCATGTGGGGCGTTCAATCCCTTGGCTTATGTAATGCCAATCGGCGGCCATCAAGATCCTTCCAGCAACGTTGTCCCCGAACTGTGAGCGAATCTGAGCCATAAATTCGCCCCGAGCTTTGTCCAATTCCCGGTGCCCCTTTTCTGTTGCGGCGGCATTGATGGTCTCAACCCAGCCAATGTAAAAATGTTCCATGTCCGCAGTCATCGTCATGGCCTAACCTCCCGTTGCAGCGGACCCCGCCGCGTGTGTGTTTCGGTTTCTGGATCGTTCGTCAGCGGCGTGTCCGCTTAACTCAAATCGTTGGGCGGGTGCTACAGTGTGATTTCTTCGCGCATGGCGAAGTAGGAACAGGCAGGGCACTCGACCAGATCCATGACGGGGCGGCCAGTCATTGGCCCGGTGGCGTAGCAATCACTTGGGGCATCGTGGCCCCCCATGGCGCGGTCGGCGGCCCGAACCAGCCGCTCCAGTTTCACGACACGGGCGCGGAGGTTTTCGTTGTCCTCTTCCAGCACCTTCATGTTTTCGTAACTCACTTCACGGTTCACTGTGCCGCTCCTCCGCCCAACAGGGCGCTCAACCTCGCTCGTTTCACTCGCTGGACCCTACGGCCTGCGGCCTTCGGGCCGGTTAGCTTTTCGTTGGGCCCGCTCGCAGCATTGGATGGGGATCTCACAGCAGAGATCGACGGTCACATAGGTCGTGTGCTTCTCCCCGATGTGATCCAGCCAAATGGCGTAGGCCGTCTGCTCGGTCCCCGCAAACCTGTCGTGCATGTTCTGCGCGGTCCTGGCGTCATACTCAAGCTCAACCAGCACTTCGCCCAGATTTTTCAGAATGCGGATTTTGTCCCCTTGCCGAATCAGCGGGTCTAACTGCTCGTTCAACTCGGACCCAAGGGCCTTCGTGTTTTCTGGCATCTTCGTCTCCTCGCGGCCCTTGGGCCGGTTAACTCGAAAGTTGGGCCGCTCTGCGTTCATTCGTAGATGCTTCCAGGCTGGCCCGGAGCATTCGAGTTGGTGCATTCCTCTGTGTGGTCGGTTGCGTGTGGACACCGCTTGTTCCCACAGCAAGCGCAAACGATCATCCGCCCCATCTCGTAGGGGATGCCGTTGATTTTTTCACCACGATCACGGACGCATTTCAGACACCAGCAGAGATCTTCTGGGTTAGATTTCCCGGCGACTGTCCGAAGCAACAAACCCCAGGCTTTTCTGTTTTCGTCTTGGTCCATTTTTTCTCCTTCAATTGGTTAGGGATTCGCGGCCCAACTGGTCGCTCAGCGTCGGACCCGTGTGCCACGGGCCGAGCTAGCTTCGAAGTTAGGCGCGTGACTTTTTCAGTGCATCGCAGGCTAGATCAACTGCTCTATGCCAGGCTGCGACACAAGGGCAGTCGTCACCGAAACTATGTTGGTGCTGCTTAGAATGGCTAAAACTCACACAAGGTGGATTGCATGGTCTTGACCTCAACAATGCCTCCAGCCGTGTTTCAAGCTCTGCCGCTCTTTTGTTGGCTCGAATGAGATCCTGCTTATCCAGCGAGCGACTAACCTGTCGCTCAACCTTGACGGTGCCTTCGTTGCTCGGTTTCATGCGTTCCTCCATCAACACCGGCACCGCCGGTTAGCTTCATTCGTTAGGCACCACCAAGGGCCTGCCTTGCTATGTTGCAAGCCTCCTTGGCCCATTCGTGGTCGATGCCGTGCAAATTGTTCAGCATCCACTGGAGTCCCCAGCGCATCAGGTCTCTCTCGCGGTCGTGAATCAGGTTCATCTGGGCGCGGAACACGCCCGCCTCTTCAGCGGTGATCTGCACTCGTTCTCCGCGCATGATTGCCTCGGTTTTCTCGGGAGACAGCAGCCCCAGAAAGGGGAGGTCTCGCCTAACCCCGCGCTCAACCGGACCCTTGGGCTCGTTGCTTTCGTCCTGCATGCTGCCTCCGTTCAGCCCAAGGGCCGGTTAGCTTTTCGTTAGGTGCTACTGGACGTTTGCTCGCGCTTGAGGGTGGTTCGTGCGGAAGCTAGGGCTTTGCGGTAGTCATCCAGCATCATGTCGAACATCTTGTCGCTGGGCGCGGCCTTCTTGCTTCCACGTTCGAGAAGGGAGATGGCAGCAGCTAGGCTTGCGGCGGTATGGATCAAAGATTCGCGGTAGCGGTCGCGCTGGGCGTGTAGCCGGTCAAGGTCGCCCGATGGTATCTGGATCCATTTTGTGGCTTGCTGCTCATCGCTCAACATCGCGCCTAACCCACCGCTCAACCTTGACGGTGCCTTCGTTGCTCGGTTTCATGCGTTCCTCCATCAACACCGGCACCGCCGGTTAGCTTCATTCGTTAGGCCTTACGGCTTCGCCTCTAAGACGATTTGGCTCGGCCTATGCGCTGTCAGTTGGCATAGGCACATGTGGAAGGAAGCGCCGTATCCAAGGCCGAGGGGGATGAAACGTCGCCCAAAAAGTTCTCCGCAATCACCACACTTGTTGATGGTCCGCATGAATCCAGGTAATGACTCAATTTCATCCAGCATCTTTTGTGCGCGGCCCAACTGCTCGTTCAACGCCTGGGTTTGCTCATTTGTCGTCATCGTTGTTCCCTTCTCCGGCTGGGCCGGTTAACTCGAAAGTTGGGCCGCTCGATAACTCCGCACTTGTCGGGGTCACGATGACCGAAAGATGCCATACGCGCTCGTTCGTTTGGTGCTCCCCGCACTTGTCTTTCCAGTCCGGCCAAACATCCATCGCGTCTAACTCCTGCATCAACTCGGACCCCGCCTGCATTTCGTCCTGCATCTCAGATCCTTTCTGGCCCACGGCGGGGTCGGTTAGTTTTCTGCGTCAGGATCCCAGTCATCTTCCGCCAGGCTATTGGTCAGCCCCTTGGCCATCATGTCCACGGCCCCAAGCTGGGCGTAAATGTTCCCGCTTCGGTGAAAGGTAAGATGCCCCGACTCATCCACATGCAGAACCACAAGAGCGCTGCAATCATTCAGCATCCCGGCGAAAGCACCCAGGCGTTTGAGGGATTCATCTACGTTAGCGAGAGGCATTGGTCCTCCGTATGTCCAGAGCCTCGCAAATCTCACGGAGCCCAAGGGTGTCAGCCAGCGCGTTGTGAGCATTGACCAGTTTCTTTCCGGTCAGGGCGGCATACAGATCCGCCTGCTTCCATCGCTTGCCGGTGTCCATCTGAGCCATGTGCATGGGGTCCTGCCAGTGGGCCACGGGAAGAACCCGGCCTAGGCGCTTGAACTCATAGCGCAACATGTTCTGATCGAAACTGGCGTTGTAAGCTCGGATCACATGACCCTGCATCCAGGCTGCTATCTCATCGGCCATTTCCGCGAAAGTGGGGGCGCCAGCCACAGTCTCGTCACTCACGCCATGAATCTTGGTGACTTCGGGAGGAATGCTGACGGGAGGCCGCAAGAGCGTGTGCAGTTTGTCTCCAGTATCAGAGAGAATGCACAGTTCCACGATGTAGGGCTGGGCGTCGAGAGACGCGGCCTGGGGCAGCAAGAGGCCAGTGGTTTCGGTATCGAGGTAATAGAAGGGGGTCACAGTTCACCATCATCTTTGGCTTCGTTATAAAGCCCGTCACCTTCGGCATCGATCCAATCCTGCTCGGTGAGAGGTTCGTCGTTGCACCGGCACTGGCATCCATCACAGTAAGACGTGTCGCAATCATCACAGTAATTGCCCGCATCAGCGCCACAATGAATGCATTCGCTCATCAGAAATCTCCCAAAAGAACCCAAAGAACAAAGACGGTAAGCGCCCCGGTCAGAACCCCAGACATGAAAGTGATGAAATCACCCACCGGGCCAGAAGGGGCGGTTGGATCAGAAGGCCAACGATCATTCTGCATTGTCAGGTCCTCAAACCAGCATCGGCTGGAGGCAGGGGCCGAAGCCCCTCCCCTCAAACGATGCCCTAATCCATCTCATCGTCATGCTTGGCGTGAACCACACCACCGATCACGGATTCGCGGAAGGCCGCGCACTCATTCAGCAACTTCTCTTCGCCCAGGTCGATAGCCTTGGCTTCGGACGCAAAGGCCCAGAGATTCCAGGCGCCGAGTTCGCCACTGGTCTGTTCGCTGGTGACACGGAACGCCCGCCAGAACATCGGGAAGGCGCGAAGCCGGCCAGAGGCGTCGGTCTCACGGAACATCTGGATGCTGCTGGCCAGTTTCTTGGACACCTTGAACTGGCTCTTGTTCAGGCCGATGACCACCGGCCCCCAGGTTTTGCCCTCATCCTGGCTGGCCATGCCATACCAGGAACCCGACATCACGACCTCGTTGCCGTTGGGGAGGATCTGGGCACCCTTCTCGTTGGGGGTGCAGTCCTTCACGATGGCATCGCTGGTGCCGTGGAAGACGGCCGGGGTGCGCTTCGGGGTCCACTCCACATACTCACGCCGGTAGGCGCAAGGGATGAAGAGGAAGCCCTTTTCCGCGTCAGCGAAGGTGTTGTCCAGGGTGAACAGGAAGTCGCCGTTGTGGATGCCCTTGATGTAGCCGGGGTTCGTCTTGATGACGCAGGGGCTGGTGGACTGGACCAGCTTGACGCGGGGGATCGCCATGTCCTGCTGGTCGAAGTCGGTGGCGTCGGCCTCGTTGTAGGAGGCCCACTTGCTGGCCGTGGCAACGGGAGCGGCCTCACGGGTGTTCAGGCCCGTTTCCACTTCGGGGTGAGGCAGGAGCGGTTCGGGCTCCTTTGCTTGGTTCTTGGCGCTATCTGTGGCTCGCATGGTAGTCCTCAATAGGGCCGGAGCGTCCGGCGGGGTGGGTGAAAACGGCTCTTCACGTAAATTAAGTTCTTTTGCGTCTTTCCTCGCCCATTCACCCAAGCTGCTGAATGGAATGCCCCGTTCTGCTGCGCGTAGCAACTGGCCAGGCAGCAGAACGGGGGGCGGGCCAAGTTCAATGTAGGATCTGGCCATGTTGCGCTCCTAGAATAATTTCGTTACTGACATCAAAGTTCTGGTGTTCCGAAATCTTCAGACGCCTAACTAATAACAGCCTTGCGAACCAGCGTGGCGTTCAGCAAGTCGTAGTCGATGTCCTGGCCCTGAGAGGCCAGTTCACGGAGCGCAGCCGAGAGTGTTCCCGCATGGACCTCCTGGGCGATCACGGGCTCCATACCGATGCTCTCCAGGGCGGCCACAGCCTGACGAGCCAAATCCTCCTGGCCCTTGCCCAGGTGAACTTCCACATCAGTCTTCAGCAGCCCGTCCAGGCCGTTTTCCCTCAGCCACTCGATGGCTCGCAGGCGCTTGGCATAGGCCGCCGTGCGCTCGTTGGCGTCCTTGATCTTCTGGATGGTGGCCAGAGTGCGGATCGAAGCGCGAAGATCGTCCTTGATGGAGAGTGTCTGGCCATTGACCAGTTTCAGTTCCGAAAGCTGGGCGCTGAACATCAGGTCGGGGATGACGCTCATCACCAGATGATCGCGGCGCTTCGAGAGCCGGGCCAGTTCATCGCTGGCCGCCTCGATCCTTTCCTCAAGGACCAGAACCTCGTTGGCCGTGGCCACGATGTCTTGAAGCGTGTCACTCATTGTCAGCCTTTCAATAGGACGCCCCGGAAGTGTGGCGTGAGGGTAGTGTCGGCCTGCTATCGCAAGCCGTCAAGGGGATTTTTAAGATTTCCTGATGAGAACTTTGAAATCGTCCTCGCTCTGTGGCCCTTCTTCGTCGCTCACGATTCCGAGGCCACGGGCAATCTCCCAGGTCTTGAAGGTAACGTAGCGCATGGTGGGGCCGGTCACAGTCTTGTTGTTCTCCCAGCGCACCGAGCGCCTGGACTCCACACCCAAGAATTTGAGCGCGTTGCCCACCACGAAATCGCTCACGGTCACTTCAGGATCGCCAGCAAAGCGCCCCTTCACTATCTCCATCAAATCCATGTAGGAGAAAGGAGCGGCCCAGTCTGGAGATTGCTTCAGAAGTTGCTTGGCGAGCCAGTGAACCAGCGTGTTCGTGCCCAACTTGTGATTGATAACGGCGTCCTTTAGTTCCTTCCGAGCCTGCTGCTCTTTGGTCAACCACCAGCTATCACCCGCCTTCCACGCCGCAATCGCAGCCTTCCAGAAGGCGTCTCTCTGCTCGGGGGTCAGGGGCTTGATTTCAAAGCCAGGCTCCGCAGCGCAACGGATGATGAAAATGCGCCGGTTGCCCGTGGGGTCCTCCAGCAGTGCCTCGCCGTTGGCTGTGCCGATGAAGGCGCAGCGCCTGGCGAAAGCCGTGGCCCCATTGAGATACTTCAACTGAACCACATCAGAGCGGGTGGAGAGAAACGCCTTCAGTTCTTCGTAGTGCTTGAAGGCCCGTTCCACTTCCGTCAGTTCATTGATCCAACCCCGCTGGATCATGGCGATGAAGGACACGGAATCGTAGCGACCGTTGGAGGGCGGGTTGATTTCTGCACTCATCCACGGCACGGGGGTCATGGACCGAATGAGTGTGGACTTGCCGGCGCCCTGGTCACACTGCCAGATCATCATGTCATCCATCTTGGCTGTGTCGTCAAACTCAGAGCGCGGCGTGAGGGCACGAGCCACAGTCCCCACGGCAAAGTTCTTCAGGTAGAGCGCCGCGTCTTTGACGAAGCCGCGCATCACCCCCAGATGCTCCACCACCACACGCTCAAACTCAACATCGTTGCGCTCCGGGTTGGGCAACGCCTCCAGATACTCGGTGGGCAGGTAACGCTTGTTGAGCATCGAGGCCGTGCAGATGGTCCGGTAGAGTTTGATGTCATCGGGCCGGGTGCTGAACTGGTAATCAGCGGAAAGCTGAATGAGAATCTGGCCGATCATCTCATCCGAGAACTGTCTATCGCCCAGGAACGTGACGCCCCGCATTTCGCAGAACCATAGATCCTTGAAGCGTTCGTCATGGTGGATGATGAACCAGAGATTGGCGGCTGAGGCCGGAAACTTCTGGATGATGCCGCCCGTCTTTTTGTTCTCTGTGGTGATGATGTCGGGAAGCATCTGCCCATTTCGGATCGCCTGATGGGTGAACCATGGCCCCAGATTATTGGCAGCCTCCTGTTGAAGTGCCCGAATGGTCTGGGCGCGTTCAAGGGCGGCGGGGGGCATGGAGGGCGCCCAGGCTGCTGCATGGCGGCTCAGAATCTCCTGGGTCAGCACGGGGTCCGTGCCGTCCATCGTGCCCATCACCAGGTCTTTCAGCGTGACCTTGTGGGAGTGCTGGCACTGAAAAGAGGGCCACGCTCCGTCGCCATTCTCGAAGATCACGGCTTCATCCAGGTGGCTCTTACCGCCCGTGTGTTCTTCAGCCAGCGGACAAGTGCAAGGGTATTTCATCACGCCCTGGCCGGATGATCGCCCGCGTCCGATCTTGCATCCGATTTCCTCCAGCGCGGCTCTCAGGTCCAGTGTCTTGAAGTCGATCATGAACCGCTGATACCAGTCTTCCATGTCCTGCTGGCTGAAGTCCGAGGCCACGCCCACCCGCTTGCGGTCTTTGGCCAGCAGCTTGCGAGCCTCCTTCATACCGACGGGCTCGGAAGATGCGGCCGGTTCCATGGTCAAATCCGGGGCAAAAGGCTCACACCCCATCGTCACCAGGACATCGGCGCCCATGGGCATGTAAACGTGACCACCTACCCGCAGGCCCACGCCCATGTCTACAGCAGTCCTCAGAGGCTCCAGGAACGTCATCAGTTCCGTGAAAGCCTTGGGTGCCTCATCAGGGGCCAACTCGCGGTCCAGGGGCACCAGCGCCCTCGCACGGATGGCTTCCGGGGTGCTGCTCAGAGTCTCGTAGATTGCGGCGAGAATGCCGGCCTTCTGGAAGATGTCGCGGATCTGGCCGATTTTCTGGATGGGCGTGTCCACCCGACGCTTCGTCTTGAGAATGTGGCCGGGCCGACTGGGGTCGGCGTTGGGCACAAACTCAGCCACTTCCTCGTAGAAATCCATGTCCACGTGGAGAAAACCGACTTTCTGAACGCTCTCCCGGCATACGCGCTCAGAGTCAGGTGTCAGAAAAGCGCCAATGAAGCCTGGCGCTTGGTCCTTCCGAGCGTCTGGGGTGTTGTCCGAGGGAACCGCGCAGAAGCGGTTGTTCTCGGGCTCGGTCAGGAAGTCAATGAACTCCTGCCAATTCTGGACGGTGTGGGCTTTGAAGGCTTCTGGTTTGGATGAACGCGGGATGGTTGTGAAGCGCATCATCCCTGCACCACCTTCTTTTGCTTCTTGCCCTCAACGGCCACGGCCTTCGCACAGTCCTTGCACCAGGACTGGCGGCCATCAACAGTCTTCGGGTGACAGTAGAACCCGGACAGCGGTTTCTCTTCCTTGCATCGGGTGCAGGTTTTCTTGACCATGATTGCTCCAGGACCTGAAGGCTACGGCTGCGCCAGCAGCCGCGCAAGGAATATTTTTAACGAACTGGCGGCGAAGAGATTGCACCTCGTTTTTTCTTAGGGCGTATGATGAGGGGAGAGGTATATTTCTGATGAGGGAATGACCATGCCGAGCGACTTCCAGGGTTTGCAGGTTCGAGGGGATAGCGATGATGCGAACGCAATGGGGGCAACCATGATCAATATCGCCATGGCTCTCATGCGCGAAGTCAAAGAGGATCTGAAGGACATGAGTGGAAAACTGGATGCCATCGCCAAAGAACGACGCGACGAGGCCAGAGAACATGGCGGTCTGGAGGTTCGCGTCTCATCTTTGGAGTCATCCCACAAAGCTGTGCGGGGCGTCAGTTATTCCATCGCCGGCATCTTGATCGTGGGTCTCATGCTTTGGCTCCTGAAGATTGCCCTCATGCACCCAGAATCAATCTCAAAATGAGGCGAACTGTGGATCTCAGCCCGAACTTCACATTGGAAGAAATGGTGCTGAGTCAAACGGCGCTGAGAAAGGGTTTTGATAACACGCCGGGGGCTGAACAGGTGGAGAACCTGGAACGCCTATGTGAGACGCTTCTGGAGCCCGTAAGGTGGATGTTGAGCGCTCCTCTCAGGGTGAACAGCGGCTTCAGGAGCCCGGCACTCAATGAGGCCGTGGGAGGCGCCCACAATAGCGCCCACATGGACGGGAGGGCGGCTGATGTGGTGCCCATCAGCGTGAATCTCAGAACCGCCTTTGATCGCATCCGGGCCACCCAACTTCCCTATGACCAAGTGATCATCGAGTGCAACGCCTGGATTCATCTTGCGATTGCAAGAAAAGGTGAAGCGCCCCGGCGCCAGGCTCTGGTGGCTGTGGGAGGGCCTGGAAACTGGCACTATCAGGAGGTAGCCGATGCTTAACCAGATCATCACTTTTCTCTCGAAGATCCCCCAGGACAAGTTGCTCCACTATTTTGTGGGCAGTCTCCTGGCCGCTGGGCTTTTGCCTTTCGGGTTGCTTTGGTCTGCGCTGGGCGTGGGTGTCGTAGCCTTCTGGCGCGAGGCAACCGGGAATCACGATGGATTGGATTTCCTGGCAACCATGGCTGGCGGCCTGCCTGTGTGGGGCGCTTTCTTTCTTAGGGGGTTGAGATGACCTGGGATGACATCAAGCCATGGGTGGCCAAGGTTGCCCCAATGCTCGGCACGGCTCTGGGAGGCCCCCTGGGGGGCGCTGCGGGGCTTCTCATCGGCAACGCCCTGGGCGTGAAGGACGCCTCGCCCGATTCCATCAAGCAGGCCATTCAGACGGGGAGCCTCAGTGGAGATCAGATCCTGGCACTCAAGAAGGCTGAGGAAGATTTCCAGATTCAGTGCCTCGCCATGGGATACAAGGACAAGGAGGCCCTGGCCGAATTGGAGTTCAAGGACCGCGACAGCGCCCGTCAGCGGGAGGTATCTATCAAGGATTGGACTCCCAAGGCTTTGGCTCTGGTTTATACAACGGGCTTCTTTTTGATTCTTGGCTGGATGCTCAAGCATGGAACGCCAAAGGACGGAGGGGGCGAGGCCCTGTTGATTCTCCTGGGCGCCCTGGCGGCTGGTGCGACTCAGGTTCTGAACTACTACTTCGGGTCCAGTTCCGGCAGTGCCCAGAAGAACGAACTGCTCCATCAGTCCACCCCCATCAAATGAATGGTGCCCGGCCATTTGGGCGTATATTGAACCCAGGAGGAACTTATGGGTATCCCGACGCTTAATGATGCGGTCTTCACCAATGGCGGAACGCTGGTGAACGACGTTGGCCTTCTCAGTATCATTCCCACCGGTCAGCTTTCTCGAAGGGTCCAGGTCTCCGTGGTAGGAACAGGGGCTGTGACCGCCAGGGTGGGTGTCTATGGTTCTCTCAAGGGCACAGCCTACGCCAAACTCTACACCGTCACGCTCTCAGGCACTGGCTCGGACGCCTCGCTTGAGTCCGTGAATGCGGACGGCATCTTCATGAAGTTCATTGTGGAGGCCATTACCGGGACTGGCGCGGCCGTTTCTGCATCGGTGATCTAATGGCCAGCGTTCTTGACCGACCAACCTGGTATCCCCTTCGGATTGATCCTCGAAGGGCAAAAGCCCGCATTCTATCGTCAACTTCGGTTCAGATTGTGGGGCTTGATGGGGCGCCATATCAAACGACTCTTCAGGCTCCGGCTCTGTATGCCAATGGCTCCACGCTGCTGACGCCTGGCACAAATTGGACGCTAGATGCTGTGACCGGATTGGTTACGATTTCAGGTGATTGGGCGCATGGCCCGATTACGGCTGCGCCTCGGACGGTGGACTCGCTCCACCTGCAATTAACCAGGGCCGATGGCACGGATACGAACGCCGCGAATGCTCCGTCGCTGGCCTCGCTGTATCGCACGGACTGGCAGGGGACGGTGCAGTTGAGTCCGAGCCCGAGGACAAACTACATGCTTCAGTCCGAGGACATGACAACGTGGGGGAACAATGTAGGCACGCCCCTTAAAACCGCGTTGACACTGCAAGATACGAGTATGACTACGATTGAGTCAGCATATAAATTCGTCACGGTTCCAAACGACTCGAACACTTATGTAGTATCCGTCTTGGTTGGTAAGAATGCGGGGAACATTGTCCAGATCGGCGTTGATTTTGGTGGCGGGACCGCCGTTACCAAGCGACTGCTATTTCTCGATACGGCGACAGGAGCTTTCAAGTTCTATGACGCCAACATTGCGTTTTTATCCGGGGCACTGGTCGATGACTTAGGAGCGAGCGGATGGGCGGTATCTATCCCTGTGGCAAACAATGGGGCGGGGAACACCACCATGCGCCTATTCGCCACACCCGCCGTCGCTGCGTCTTTGGGCGCTGTCGGGCAAGCTGTTAGCTCGGATGCCACACGCATGGGAACAGCGTCATTCACGAAATGGATGGCGGTCCCCAATGTGACGGGGCGCACCTCCTACATCCCCACCACCACCGCCCCCGTCACCCTGACCGACTACACCATGACAAGCGCCGGGGCCATCACCCTCGCGCAGAGCGGCGGGACCTACGACGGCACCTGGAGCTACGTCGGGGGCCTGGAGACCGGGGACTACATCGACGCCGAGTTCCCTTCAATGCTGAGGCGGCTATGAAGCGCGTGTTCCAGTTCTACGACGAGACCGGGGCCCCGCAGGGTGGCCATGTCCATGTCGCTCCCGACGAGGCTTCGCTCGGTGCCCAGATCACCCCCCTTCCGGCTGGATGGAGGCGGGATGAGGTCGCGGACGAGGCTGCGCTTGTGTTCCCGCCTGAGATTCTTCCCACAGATTAATGTTTGTTTGTCGTTTCCAAGCGCCTGGCTTCGGCTGGGCGCTTTTGCGTTTGGGGCGCGTCCTAGGGTTCTGGGGTCTGTGGGTGGGATTGAGCGGCCCTGAAACGGGATCGCCGGACAGGTGGGATGGCTGGGAGAGTGCATCAGTGACACCGGGGGAAAACAAAAGGCCCAGTGTGCGACCACTGAGCCTTCCGCCAATCATCCCGGAGCAGGGAACCACGAGCCCCAAGTGTAGGCCCGCAGATCATCCGGGGCAAGCAAAAGGCCCGGCGGGAACCGGGCCTAAGGGAATTGGTGGGGTCTAGCGCGGAAGTCTGGCAGGCTCCAGGCGCTCTGAAGCTGGCGGGAAGCGTGGCCGGGTGGGAGTCTGAGGGTAGCAAGAGGCGATGGTGACAATCAGAGCGTAGCCAATCAGAACCAGGAGAGCATCGGCGGCCAGCTTGGCGGAGGGCGGAACCTGGCGGGTCACTTGGCAGACTCACGAGCGTCGAGGATCTTGTAAGCCTCGTCCAGTTCATCGGCCAGGGTGCGGAGCCGGGAGGCGGTAGAGCGGTCTGCGTTGGGATTGATGGAAAGAATGCCGCCTCCGTTCATGTTGATCCAGGGATCCGGTAGAGATTCACAAATCAAAACTTGGCAATCAAGATCGGGGAAGACTTGAGCAGAGCGGAAAGGCTGAATCATCGAGTCACCTTTGCATGAAACTTGCGGGAAAAGTTGAGAAGATGGCCGATCACGCTACCGCGTGAACCAGTCCAAATGCCAGATTCGGGCCAGTGGCCAAGGAAAGAGGCCCCGTGTCGTGAGACGCGAGGCAGCTTGGGAGAGCGTTTCTTTTCAGTGCGGATTTTCATAGATCCCTCAGTGCGGCCATGACAGAGGTGACAGTGTAGGGCGCCCCATCGGGAGTGGCCTTGATGCCGTCCATGCATTCCAGAAACCGCTTGGCCGCATCCGTCCGATTGCGTCCCATTCGGATGCATCGCTTGGCCAGGCGGTAAAGGCCCTCGTCATTTGCAATCCACAACGAAACGTTCCAGTGGTTCCAGTTCTTATGGCCGTTGTAGGTCATTACAGCACCTCCAACCATCCGCCAGACACCCAAGGGCAAGCCACGTAGTCAAAACAGGCGTGCGAGTTTAAAGCACAGACGCGGTAGACAGGGCGATAGCCGCTGAAACCATAGCCGCGAGGGTATTCCCGCACGTCCACAAAGAGGAAGTGAGAAAAATCCTCAATGATGGCCCGCTGGGAGTCGTTCAGTTCCTTTTGAACTTTTCGCAGCTTGAGCCATGCGACACCTTGCTCTGTCTGCTCGGGCGTGATTTGCCAGGCAAAGGTGCGAGCGTCCAGCCGTTCGAGTTCCTCCATCAACTCCGGGGCGATGGGCTCGCGCGCGCTTCCGTAGCGGCTGTGGAGCTTACAGAAAGCGTAAATGTGGGATTTGGGGATCGGCTGGCCGGCGTCATAGGCCGCGATCCGCTTTTTCCAGATTCGGGTGAGATCAGACATTGAATACCTCCATGGATTTATCCATGAGCCAGGACGTGGTGTAGGAATGGCCGCGTGAGCCTTCCGGCCATCGGTTCAGCATGGCGACGTTGGAAAGGATGGCCCGCAGAGTGAAATTGAGCGGGTCGGTTCTACGGCCTGTTTTATGGGTGGGGATGGTGAGCATAGGGCCTCAGAAGGTGACAGAGATAATGGAGGGGTGAGGTTCCGGGTAACGCCGGACGGAAACCATCTGGCGCGGCACACGGAGACGATAGGCGGCCAGGTTCCGCGCCTCGCGGGCGTTGATGGCCCGGACGGTGATGGAATCCAGCGGCGAACCAAACAGCCAGCATTCAAAGGTGAGGGTGGGGGATCGCATGCTGCACCTTTTCTAGTGAGTCACGACGCGATGCGCCGTGAGGGTGGAGGAAGGATAGAACCGGACGTAACGGAGAACATTGACCAACGTCATATTGGTGTTGGACATTAAAAACTGAGCCATGAGGGTCTGACGATAGGAAAGATGGTGCCGAACGGAGAGTATGTAGGGCAGGACGGGTGGCATGGCGGGCTCCTTTGGAGAGGGTGAAGAGGGGGTGAGAAAAAGTGTTGCTAAAATCAAGATCGCTTTTCTTTTTAATTGGATCGAAAATTTACTGCCAAACAGGCGATTTTTTGAGAGTGTAAGTGCTGCAATGATTGGTGAGGGATGGCAAAACGTGGTAGAAAAGAGCGATTTGAGGGTTAAAAAGCGTGAAGTTGAGATCGAGTGTCAAAGAGCAGAGGAAAGTTAAAAACCATAGGGAGAGTGTAAAACGGGTGATGGAGAAAGCAAGGGGAAAAGTTAAAAAAGGGTGAAAGGGTATGAAAGATTGGGGTTAGGGTGGGTGAAAGAGGGGTGAAAGGAAAAATGTTCATGCTTGGTGGGGAATAGACCTTTCAGGGGGTTTCGGGCCTTTCAGGGTGAAAGGGGGCCTTTTGAAACTTTTCTATTTTCTTTTTTCTCCCTCCCCCTCTGTATACTTTTTATACACTTTTATTTATTAATATCTCTTAAATATTAAAAGAGTATGAAAGGGGTGAAAGGTAGAGTCTTTCATAGAGTTTACATTTTCTCCATGTCTGTGAATGTCCATATATGAGGCCGTAATGTAATATCCGGGCACCAGGCGGGGCCAGGCGAGGTGCAACTGCGATAAGCTGGCCAGGCGTGAGGCAAGCAGCACCAGGCAGACGCAGAATGGATAGAGGCACAAGGCAGGATGGCCTCACCGTGAGCCTGGGATAGGCCAAGGAGCGACGGAAGGGGTTAGGCTGGTGATTCGTAGCAGGCGGAGATTGTCGTGGCTTGATTGTGGGTTTCTGCTCAATTGTGGGCAAATGGCTCGGGGCTGGTGATCCTGTTGAGGGAGTTGAGTCTAGGAGACTCGGGTATCATTGACTCCTGGAGGGTAGTTTTTGCCTGGCGGGCGAGCGTGGCTAGGTTGATGAATTTTACCTCCAGGTCGCTTATGACTGCCCCTCCCCACTCTACGAAAGTTTTCGTATCCTTCTCTCCAAACTTCCCCCTCCCCCCGGTAGTAGTTTCGCTCTATGCTTTCGACCAAGGAGGCCCCATGCCCCTCAAGTCTGGAAAATCCAACAAGGTGGTCAGCGCCAACATCAAGACCGAGATGGCCGCAGGCAAGCCTCAGAAGCAGGCCGTCGCCATCGCATTGTCCAAAGCCGGGCGCAGCAACAAAGGCAAGCGGTAGTGGCCGGCTCACCCGGCATCAAGTATCCGCCTGACTTCGAGGCGCAATATCAGCCCGCTTTTTACAATGAAGATGGCGTGGCGTATACCAAAGCCGAACGCGAGAAGAATAAGGAACTCGCCCTCTTCGACTGGAACATGGCGAAGAGGCAGCCGCCCGAAGATGAAATTCCTGAAGACCCCATCGCCAGCCCCGAGGACACCCCAGCAGAGGCCCTGGAGAAAATCGTCGCCCACTCGCTGAAGTCCATGACCCCATCGGATGCGGTGAAGCACAGGTCACAGCTTTTGAAATTCGCTGGTGACACCGTGCTTCAGGAGAGGAAGGCGAAAATCGAGAAGCAGGCACAGGCAACCGGTCTTTCGATGATTCTCGAACTATTCCAGCAGGTCGCTGAGGGGCGGGTGAAGCAGGGGCCGGGGTGGATTGACGCCACCCAGTTGCCCACCCTCAGCATTTCGGATCAGGCCACGGCTGCGGTTGAAACCTCTGAGGCCCTGGATGAGCCGGAACCCATGCGCCAGGCGGCCCAATGAGCGACTACCTGGAGCAGTTCGAGGCGTCCACCGTCCTGATGCCGGCCATTGACCCCGTGGTGACGGCGGAGAAACTATTTGGCCGGCTGTCGGAGAAGCAGAAGGAAATCGTGGCCTTCGAGGAAGATGAGATCTTCCTGGGGGGTGGGGCGGGGTCAGGCAAGACCCGAGGCGTGATCGCAGCCTGGGCCACCCGAGCCTTTGAGTTCCAAGCCCGAGGGTTCAAATACGACGCCCTGGCCATCCGGCGCACGTTCCCTCAGTTGAGGGAAATCATCCTACTCGGGAAGGAAATGCTGCTGCCTCTGGGCGCCACTTGGCATGAGTCCAGCAAAACCTTCGTGCTGCCGGGCGGCTCTACGCTGGAATGCGGGTTCGCGGAACGCGACGATGACCGCTTCCAGTATACGGGCCGGTCCTGGTCCACGATCTTCTTCGATGAGATCCAGCGTTTTGCCACGCCGGTTTTCTACGACTGGATCTTCAGCCGTCTCCGGGCCCCCATCAAGGAGATCGGGGGCAAACTGTGGCGGCTCCCGTTGCGTGTTTATTCCACGGCGAACCCCAAGGGGCCGGGCAACCACTGGCTCCGCAAGCGGTTCATCGACACCACGGGCACCACGGGCGGCGTGACCACCCGGAAAGTGGACGCGGTGACGCCGGATGGGGATCCCATCACCGTGACGCGCCGGGTGCGCTACCAGCACTCCACCGTGCTGGACAACCCGTGGCTGCGGCATACGGACTACGTGCGAAACCTGATGCTCCTGCCCGAAGCAGATCGGAAAGCCCTGCTTGAAGGCGATTTCTACATCGTGGAAGGGGCGTTCTTCAGCGAGTTTAGCCGGAAAATCCATGTGGTGAAGTCGTTCAGACCGCCTCCCGAGGTCCAACTTCAGATGGGTGGGGACTGGGGCACGGCCAGCCCGAGCCATTTCCTCTGGTGCGCCGAACTTTCCAACGGGGAATTTCACGTTTTCGCGGAATATTCCACGCGGGATGGTGAGGATTGGTCCAAGGGGACCTGGCGTCCGGCGACAGATGTGGCTGAGGACATCATCAGGATTGAGAATCGAAATCAATTTGATGTCTCGGAACGCTGGCTGGACTCCGCCTGCTTCTCGGATGAGGGTACCGGGACGAATGTTGGCGAGATTTTCACAATGAAAGGGCTCTTTTTCCAGAAATCAGTCAAGGGACGCAATCTCAAAGCCAGAAATCTTCGTGAGTTGATGAAAGTCACAAATGGACAGAGCCGCTTGAAGATTCATGAATCTTGCAAGTATCTGATTTGGGAAATTGAGAACCTGATGACCGACGATCAGGATCCAAGCCGGTGGGATGAGAGAGGGTCGGACCATGGCGTGGACGCGCTTCAGTATGTGACGGCCCGAAATGTGCTGGCGCTGGGCTCGGATGTGCTGCACCATCAGAAACAAGAGGCTTATCGGGCGAACCGAGCCAAGATGGACCACATGCGAAAGCGAGGGACAGCGTGATTATTCCCGGCCTGGACCTGAACTACACAGCAAACTGGATGATCGATACTTGGAAGCGCGAAAAGCAGCGCCGGCTGCTGACGGAAGTGGAAATTTGGCGCGATTGCTTCCTTTTTGCCAAGACCAAGTTCAATGCAGACCCGGAACCGGGCGTCTCGGGCGATGATCTGTCCAGCCGGTTCATACCGAATTCGGAAAATGGCGTGGATACAGTGGCGGCGCAGCTTGTTCGGCTGACGATGCCCAACGCTGACTTCTTCATGGCCCTTCCGATGCATCCAAATGAGACTTCGTCTGGGCCTGCGGCCATCACAAGCCTGCTCAAATACTACCATCGGCGTGGAAAATTCAGGCAAAATGCGCTTCAGGTTGTGAAACAGGCGGCAATCTGCGGGAATAGCGGGTGGGTGCTGGATTGGACCACAGACGCTGGCATGGTGCCTGATATCGTGCGAATGAAGCAGATGTATGAGCAGCAGCAGGCGGCGGCCATGCTGACGGGCACGAAACCCAAGCCTCTACCGGCCCTCCCGCCCATGAAACGAGTGGTGAACTACCAAGGGCCGAAGATCCAGCCCGTGAACATCTTCGACATGGTGATCCAGACTGACCGGCCCTATGAGGAAGCCTGCCGGTTCATGAAGTTCCGGCGCAACGACGCTTATCTGAAGGAACTTAGCAAGGAAGATGAGTTCGGATACGCCCGCTACACGATCCCGAAGAACACGGAGCCGACGCTGGACCCGGATACCAGCGATTCGGTGCGGATTGAACTGAACCAGGCATCCGGTCTATCCATGCTGCCCATGGGTTCGGGCACGGACAAGATGAACGAATTGGTCCAAGTGATGGGCAACGTGCCGGTGAAATTCAAGGACGGGACGGAAGTGACCATCCCATGCTGTGTGGCCACGCTTCTGAATGGCAAGGACATCATTCGTCTCGAAGTGATGCCAACCAGCACCAGCCGGATTCCCATGGGCATCTACCAGTGGAACCCCCGGCCGAACGACCCCTATGGAAGTGGCGTTCTGGAGCGCAACCTGGGGCTTCAGGATGCGATCAACACCCGGATGAATCAGTCCATCATGGCCAATGGCCTCGCCATCAACCCGATGGTGTTCTACAAGCCGGACGGGCTCTTTGACCCCAGTGAGTTCGTGGCCTTCCCCGGCGCCGCGTTCCCCTACATGACCACAAAGCCAGAGCCTTTCGTTATTCCCGACCAGGCGATGATGGGATTCAACGAAGTGAAGATGCTGGAGGGAATGTTCAGTGACGGCATTGGGGCGCTGGTGAACAACAGCCAGGGGGATCAGTCGGCCACGGAAGCCACCATCGTCGCCAGTCTGGGCCAGTCCAGATTCGGACTGATTGCCGAGAACTTTGAACTCAGCTTCCTGGAAGAAGTCTTGACCCAGGAACTCCAGATGGCCCAGATGTTCATGACCAAGGAAGAGACGATCCGGGTCACGGACCCCATGGACCCTTCCGCGCTTCCCAAGATGCTCCCGGTGGATCAGAAGACCATCCAGGGCGAGTATCAGGTGTTCATTGCCGGGATGCTGGATATGGCCCAAAACCAGGCCAAGATGGGCGAACTCATCTCTCTCACTCAGGCGTTTGGCGCCATTCCACCGCTTCAGCAGGGGCTGAACTGGATGGCCTACGCCGCCATGATTCTCAGGATGAAGGGGTTCGGGGAATACATTCCTTCGATCTTCCCTTCCCAGCCAGGAGGTATGCCCAATGGAAACCCCGCAAACCCGACCATGGCAGGGGCCGGAGGCCCGCCGCCTGCTGGCGGAACTTCAGCAACATCCGGGCTGGCATCTGGTCCTGGAATGGTTGGCGGAGGCCGAAGCCCAGGCCAAGGCCCCGGTGCCGATAACCCCGGAGGTAGGCCCCCAATGGCCGTTCAAGCGGGCCTGGGCTGACGGCGAGGCCAGCGCCTACGCCAATCTCAGGAACGTGCTGGCTGTGGCTCTCCAATTCCCAGGCAAGATCGACGGTCGTGGGAATCTGGTCCCGAATCGAACTGAACTGACGGAGGAAGACCCGTTCAAAGGCGAGTAATTTAATTTCTTGCCTGAATTGAAATAACCCATATTCTTATTTTACGGAGAGCGAATTATGCCCCAGCCAGGAAGCCCAGATGTTTTTGACCAGCTTGGTTTCGATGGAACCGAGACGGAGGCCGATCTTTACGGCGTGGCCTCAGGAACGGAAGATGATGTTCCTGACCCTGCGCCCGCTGAACCGGCCACTCCCCCCGATCCTTCCCAACCTGAACCCGCCACGCCTCCCGAGCCTGCGGCCACGCCTGCACCTGCACCTGCGGAACCCGCTGCGCCTCCTGCGGCCCCGGAACCTACCCAGCCTTCCCTGGCTGATGTCCTGGCGCGGTTGGAGGCTCAGACCCGCCAGCAGACCCAGATCCTTGAACGAGCAGTCCCTCAGCCCCAGGCTCCTGCGCCGGCCCAGCGCCCCCTCCCCGTCATCCCCGAGCATCTGCGCGGGGCCATCGACGAGGACACGCTTCGGGGCGCCCAGGTGGTCATGGACTTGCTGGGCATCACCCCCAAGCTGGAGCGCCTGGAGCAGTTTGAACAGGCAGTTCAGCAGCGCGAGAACACCAATTCGGCCCGTGACATGATCCTCAGTCAAGTGCCGGAAATGAAGGACAAGGCTTTCCAGGATGAAGTCGGCGCGGAAATGACGCGCACGATGGACGCGCTTGGGGTGCCAAACGAGATGAGGGCAGGACTCCTGAACCCCGTCTTCGTGGTGCAAGCAGGGAACGCGGTCAAAGCCCGCCGAAGCCAGAACGCAGCGCCGAGCGCCGCGCCCACTCCAGTCGCTACCGATGCCCTTGCCGCCCGTGCGGGTGGTGAGACTCACACCGAGCCTGTGGCCGCGAGTGTTTCTGATTCTTCGCAGCAGCCTGTGGATTGGCTCTCCATGTCCGAAGAGGACTATGCCAAGGCCCAGGCCGCGATTCTCCGCAAGCGCAACGGCTCCTGGTAATCCAGGGCCTCACCCACGAGGTTCATCATGGCTCGCACGACTACCGTCTCCACTGGCGCTCTGCCTCCTATTTCGACCTACATCTGGCGCACCGGCCTTGCCGTCGCCATGCCCTTGCTGTGCTTCGAGAAGTATGGCCAGAGCATTTCCATGCCTTCCGGTTCCGGCAAGACCATCACCTTCCGGCGCTTCGAGAAGTTGCCTCCTGTGGGTGGCGCGGGCGACTACACGGCCACAACCCCCAGCCGGGTGCTGGTGGAAGGCACGACCCCGGACAACGTGACGCCCACCGTCACCGACATCGTATTCTCGCTCACCCAGTTGGGCGCCTACTACCAGTATTCGGACATCAGCGGCTGGGTGAACGAAGTCTCCGTGGACCAGAACCTCATGTCTCGCACGGGCGAGAACATGGCCGAAGTGGTGGATTACTACTATCGGGATTCCATCCTGGGTGGCAGTCGGTTCTACCGCATCCTGGAGTCCACGAACAACACCAGCACCCCCAACCGCAACCTCATCGCCGGCAAGATCACCAAGGCGCTGCCCATCAGCGTGATCGGCCGGGATCTGTTCGCCGCCGATGCCAAGGTGGTGAAGGCCATGAAGGGTTCCAGCGACGGCTTTGGCACTAGCGCCGTCCGCGAATCCTTCGTCGCCGTGGCCCACCCGGACCTCTGCGCTGATCTGGATGCCATCGTCCCCACGGTGGTCAACGGCTCGGATGGTTTCACCCCTGTTGCCAAATACGGATCGCTCACCGACCTGCTGCCTGGCGAATACGGAACCCTAAAGAATGTCCGCTTCATCCAGTCCACCCACGGCAAGATCTGGGCGGGTGCTGGCGCGGCCGTTGGCGCCACTGGCCTGAAGAACACGGCCGGGACCATCGACGTTTATGGCGCCGTGGTCACGGGCAAGGACGCTTACTGCTGCGTCAAGTTCTCGAAGGACACCGGCAAGGTGATCTACGTGAGCGCCGACAGCAACAGCAAATATGACCCCTTGAATCAGTTCTCCGTCCTCGGGTGGAAGGCCACCGTCACTGGCGGCATCCTGAACGACGCTTGGTTGAAGCGGCTCGAAGCGGGTGTTACCGCCTAAAACCTTAACTTTCAAGGCCCTTGGTCAATCGTGGCCAAGGGCCTTTCTCCAAATCGCCTGACTCACCCAGAGCAGGCCGCTCAGTAGAGGTCCAACATGGCCGACAATTCAGCAACCGCCGCTCCTACCAAGATGCGCTACTTCAAAGGCATCATCCATCGGAACGCCCAGCACGGAACCGCATGGTTCTTCGCGGACGATTCGGTGAACAAGAAACTCCAGATCGCGTGTGAAGTCGAAGTCATCGTTCCCGCCTATGTGGTGGAGAACATCAAGGGAACCATCGTGGATCGGGTGATTGTGAAGCCCGTCCCCGGAAAGAAGCGCGGTTTCAAGAACATCAGGGAGCGGTTCAACCGCTATACTTGGGAACAGCTTGGCGAAGTCACTCCTGAAGAGTGGGCCAAGTTTGAGGCAGAGCAGCGCGAAATGCCCATCCCTGACGGTGACAGCGAAGAATAACCACGGAGGCGCCCATGGCCCTTTACAAGCGCAGCGAGACCGTCCGCGACTTCAATGGCGTGGTGGTTTCCAAAGCCAGCGTGAGGGTGGTCACGGGCACCACCTATTCCGATCAGGCCCCGCTCGCGTCCTTGTTTCAGGACCAGGCGGGGCTGATTCCTTTGTCCAACCCCGTGACTGCGGACGCCGCAGGTCAGTATGGGTATTGGGCGGAGGCCGGGTTCTACGCCGAGAAGGTGTCTCGGTCCGGGTATTACTCGGAAACCAACAATGACCTCTACATTGGCGCCATCCCTGGTGCCCAAGGACCTGCTGGTGCAGCCGGCCCTGCTGGGCCTCAGGGGGCCTCAGGGGCGCAGGGGCCGGCCGGGCCGCCTGATACTACGCTTCGGTCTGATCTGGCTGATGTGACGAACTCTGCGCTTGGTGCGGGGCTCTCTGGGTTCAATGCTGCACTGGCCTATGCCGCTGGGACGGTTGGCAAATTCCTCAAAGACCTCGGGTCATCTATTGGCGCATCGCTCATTGGTTATCTGGCGCTTTTCACCGGGGCCGTAGCGACCACTCAGCAAGAAGTGAACCAGCGCATCGTCCACGCCAAGGACTTCGGGGCCAAATTTGACGGGGTTACGGACGATCTTGCCGCGATCAATGCGGCTACGGCCTACGCGCATAGCCTCGCCCTTTCGACGCTGGTTCTGCCCTATGACAATTACCGGCGCGGCGGATGCGTGGTGAAGCTGCCCCCAGGTAAAGCCGTGGTAAGCGGCACGGTGAATTTCTATGATGATGTGGTCATCGAGGGACAGGGGAAGCACTCCACCATCATCTCTAGCGCCTACGACGGTCCGATCTTCAGGAACGCCCTGACGAATTACGACATGTTTGGCGCGGGTGTCCGTAGGCTCACCATCGAGGGGGACCGGACCAAGACAAGCCAGATCGGTTTGGCGGTTTTGCGCGACTGGTGGGGCGACTACTCGGATTTGATGGTGGTGAATTGCGGCGGTACCGGCATCCGCATGTATCAGTGCATCAACTCCAAGTTGGACGGGACCGAGACGCTTCTGAACGTTGGCCCCGGCCTGTGGATTTCTGAGGGCCGCAATTCGTGGGCGGATGCCACCACAAACAACCTCCCCTCCAATGCCTGCGTGTTTAATAACTGCCACCTCGGATTCAACGATGGTGCAGGCATCAAGGCTACTGGCCTAGTCAATGGGTGCATCTGGAATGGCGGTTCGGCAGAATATAATTACAGGTCGAGTCAGGGGGGGGGCAACACCGGATATAACATCGAATGGCTTGCGTCCTCTACTGTCCCATCGGAATTGAACGATCTCTGGACAGAGGGCGGGTGCCAAGCGCATCTCTATCTGAACGCGACCTCGGGATCCCCCCTGCGGATGAACAAATGGCATCACTTCGGCAATGGGGCTGCCGGTAATGTGGATCGCGCAGCCATTGTGAATGTTGGCGCTTTGTACCTAAGTGGGGCGTTTGGGCACGGGGCGAGTTACAAGTCTATTGGCGGATCAATCGCCCCCTTCCGTGTCAACAAATCCGGCCCTGGGGTCATCAACGCTAGGGATATTTACGGATCTACCATCACGAATGGATACTTCTGTGAAGACACGGCCAACGCCACAACCGGGCTCACGAATTATTTCTATTCAGACAACCTGATCCACAGGACCGGCCCCGTTTTGCACTATGCGGATTTCGGCCAGACCACCACGGACTATTATCAGGCCGGGGATGCTAACCCCTGGCTGTCGCTGGTCAACTTCTACAAGGGGCTCAGTTTTGGCCCCGGCGGTGCTGGTGCCCTTGACACCACAATCCAGCGCACGGCCGCTAACACCCTCGGCATGGCCTCCGGCGATTTCTTCGACCAGGGCTCGGCCTGGAATGGCAACCATGTCCTGATGGGCGCGTTCCACCTGTGGGTTGACGGTGCGGGTAAGCTCCGCATCAAATCCGGTGCCCCTACCTCCGACACAGACGGTACGGTTGTTGGGACTCAGGCATAGCCTAGTGTAGCGCGTGTGAGAATGGGGTGAGAATAGCCGCTGGCTCAATCAAAAGCAAAACGGAATTAGGAGTCTCACATGCCACTTCTTGCACAGCCAGCCACGATACCTTCCAAACTCGATTTGGTCAACGAGGCTCTGGTTGCGCTGAAGCAGCCAGTCATCACGACGCTGGCCAACCAGAAGCCTCTCATTACCATGCTCGGGAACTCAGTCGATGACTGTGTGAACGACATCTATTCGCGGGCGCCCTGGCGTTTCAGGCTTCGCACAGCGCAGATTGAGGTTGTTGCTGACCAGCAGTTCTATTCGATCCCTTCTGATTTCGGAAACATCTACGGTCAGGGCATCACAGCCAACAATCTGTTGATCCCCTACATGGACGCCGACTCTTTCCAGAATGTCTCGATGACGCCTTATGGAACGCCAGAGGAACAGAGCAGCCAGCCCATTGCGTTCACCCTCTGGGATTTTGTCAGTTTCAAGTTCTACCCGAAGCCCAGCGCAGAGTTCGTGGCCGCCTACCCGGTTCTTGATTTGCAATACATGGCGAGCGCCCAACCCGTGGCTGTCGAAACCGACAGCCCGTTCCTGCCCTACGCCTTCAAGCTCTGCGTCGTGAACTTCCTCAAGTATCGGTGGATGGCCAGCAACGAATATGGCGTCACCGACATGAATGAGGCGAAGGGGATGTATGAGGGCCAGCTTGCGCTGCTGCTCGCTCGGAATGATCCTTCCCCGCACACCCATAGCGTGAAGTCCGGGTTCAAATTGAATGCTGGGCGCGTGGGCCAGTCCGGGTTCAGCAAGGCTGATCCGCTTGGGGGTTGGTGATGACGCGGGACTATACTGGCCGCGTAAACGGTCCTGCAAAGATGAAGAACTTCCGGGGCATGAACCCCGCGAGTTCTGAAATCAATCAGGACCCGAATGGCGCGTTGGACATGGTGAACTGTGATATCAGCACCATTGGTTCGGTGAAGATGCGGAAAGGGTGGCTGAGAGTCACCGTCTCGCCCGCGCTTCCGAACGCCACGGTGGATGGTGTGATTGATCTGAAGACGGACGCTGGTGAAGCATTGATCGTCTTCTGTGGTGGCAAGGTTTTCAGGGTCGTCGGAACGACTTCGACGGACATCACGGCCGCGAATACAATCACGGCCGGGTTCCGTTGGCGCGGTTGCCAGTCTCACGATCACGTGTTCATGGCCAACGGCGTGAACCAACCGCTTGTGATTGGCCTGACCGGAAACGCCGTCACCTATTCCGACTATTCCAAAGCGAACACGGCCACGCCCCCGACCGCCGTCACCATCAACGCCGCCCCTGCTGCTCAGTGGAACAGCACGGGACATGGGCTTGTGAATGGGGATCAGGTTCGCCTTCAGACCAATGGGACGCTGCCCGCGCCTTTCGCCATCAACACAACCTATTTCGTGGTGAGTTCGGCCCCCAATTCCTTCAGTCTCGCCGCAACTTCGGGCGGCGCGGCCATCACCTACACGACCAATGGCGCAGGCTCTTTCACTTACACCCATGTGGGCACGGACAACACGCCTTCGTCCTGGGTATCGAAGCCGCCTCATGGGTTTGTGGTTCTGAATCAGCTTGGTTCCGAGCGCATGTGGGCATGGAACCTGGAGTCTGTTTTCTATTCTGCGCTCTACTCTCCATGGGATTACGTGACTGCTGGTGACGCCGGCTTCATTGATGTTCGCCCTGGAGATGGCGACAACGTAGTGGTGGTGGCCGGAAGCTATGGTTATGTGGCCATCATGACCATGCAGAGGACGTTGGTCTATTCGGGCACTGGTCCTACCGATTTGTTCCTTAGCCACGTTCTTCCGATGGGTTGCACTTCGCCTGATGGCGTCGTGACCATTGGCGACGATCTTGTGTTCCTTTCTCCCTATGGCCCGTCGAATCTGAAGCGGTTCATCAACGGCACTCAGTTGATCCAGAACATGATTGGCTTTGCCATCGCGCCTCTCATGCACCAAACGGCGTCTCTGGACGGCTGGAAGAACTGTGTGGCTTATCATGACATCGTGAACCGCCGTGCCCTTTGGTGGCTTCCCCAGGGCGACGTTCCTAACGTAGGGTTCGTCTATCAGTATGATGTTCAGTCCTGGCCTGGAACGTGGCAGGATTGGTCCATCAACTGCGTGACTCGCACCAGTGCCAATCAGCTTGTGGCCGGAACCACGGGCGGCCAGTTGATGATCTTGAATCAGGGCGGCTCGGATAATGGCGCTCCCATCGCGGCTCACTACACGACGGCTTGGTTCGACAAGGGCGAGCCCGAGCGGAATATGACCTGTCCGTTCTTGGAAATGTGGCTGCGGGCTTCGGGCGTGAAACTGTCCTACGTTGCAACCTGGGATTATGGCGATTTGGTGGATGCTCAGAACATCGACTATGGCGATGATTCTGGTGTTTGGGGCCAGAATGCTTCTGATATTGATGAGACTGTGAAGTGGTGGGGGCCTACGAATGGAGAATTGACGCTGACCGCAACCACGAAGCCTACGGCGAACGATGTCTCGGTAACGGCTTTTGCTTCTGTTACCAATCCGACTTTTGCCTACGACTTTGTGGCGGTCAATGATTTGACCACGGAGGCCCACGTTCAAGCCGCTTCTCAAAATGATCTGACAACTCGAACCGCGTCTCTCGTCACCAGAGATTTCACGGCGCTTCCGGCGCACACTTATTTCTCGAAGACTTTGAATGTAAACATCGCCACGATTAATTTTTCTGATGATCTTGCTGGAACCCCAGCAGCCAATAATCCTACGTGTTCGGTTGATTATTCAATAGATGGTGGAGTCACTTGGTTAAATATTGTTGTATTTGATTACGCCAGTGTCGTTCTTCAAACTTATAGTGTTTCGCTTCTTGCCACCCAAGACGAAACACAAGTGCGAGTCAGAATGATTTCTATCGCTCCATCCCATTTATTTCACGGTCTTCGATCTGCATCTCAGATTGAAGGACTTCTCTCAGATGTTTGGATCGAAGGGCTCTACAAAGCCAGTGGCGGAGGCCCAGATCCAGAAGAAGGTATCTGGCAAGACACAAGTTTCAAGCGTGTGCGAGTGGACATCTACGGCATCGGTCGGGTTGTCCAGTTCACATTCCAAATGAGCGGCAGCGGCGAAGCTGAAATTCTGGCCTACAGGCCGGATTTGAGGTCGAAGGGCTTGCTCTAGTATAATCATTAGTGCATTTACGCACAGCGAGGTTTACGTGAAACTGATTGTCGAATCCATCAAGCCAACCGCCCAGGAAGTCCTGGCCATCCACGAGCGCCTGGACATTGTGACCGGGTTCATGCGGGCCAATCCCGCCGTCTTCATCGAACTCGCGGAGCGAGCGACTTGGTTGGATTTCATCGACGCCAAGACGGACGTTAGCCAGTTCAAACTCTGCGTTCTCTTTGGCCCCGAGCCTATGACTGCTCAGATCTACGCCTTCCCGTCCTTCGCTGCTGATGAGCCGATGGACACACCGGCTGTATGCAGGGCCGCCCATTTCATTGGCAAGAAACTGATGGACGATCTGACCGAGAACGGCATCCACCGGGTCCATGCCGTGGTTCCCATGAACTGTGTCCGGGGTCTGCGGTTCCTGAAGTCCCTGACCGGGATGGTGGAAACGAGCCCTTTGAAGGGCATGAGGGATGTTTTTCACAATGGAACCCGCTGGCTCAATGCGGCTTCCCTCGAACTTGTTTTGAAAAAGCCTGACCAAATCTCTGAAATGTCCCAAACTGAAGTCAAGGAAGATGTTCCGGTAGGAGGCTGAAATGAGTAAGGGGTCGAGGGCTTTGGCTGGTGCAGGGCAGGGCGCCGCAGCCGGCGCGTCCTTCGGCCCTTGGGGTGCCTTGGCTGGAGGCATCTTGGGTGGCCTTGGTGGCATGATGGGCGGCGATGCCGAGAACACGCCACCCCCGATGCCTGTGAATTACTTCGGGATGAATGGCTCGGGCATGTATTGGAATCCCGCCACTCATGGCTATGTGGGCCTTGACCCGCGCATGTCGATGGCGGATCAGGGAGCACTCTACAAATACCAGCAGATGATGGATTCCCTCACGGGTGGCACCAGCACCGTGAAGTCTGGGGCCATGAACGAGGCCAACCGGATCAAGCAGCAGCTTCAGGATCCGAACACGCCTGCGGCGATGAAGACGGAACTCCAGAACCGTCTGAACACGATCAACGAAACCATGCGAACCACGGGCGATTGGTATAACCCGCTCGGCAAGATCGGCGTGACTGACCCCAATCGCCAGCTTGAGTTTCAGAAGCAGACAGGCACGGTGGCCGACTATCTGCGCCGGACCTTGGACACCAGCATGGACCAGCGGGCGCTGGGGGAGAACACGGCGCTGGCCTCTCGCGGCCTCGCGTCCAGTTCCAACGCTCAGTATGGTGGCCAGCAGCGAGCCAGGGACTATGGCGTGGTTGCCGCTCAGAATGAAGTTCAGGCCAACGACTACCTGCGCCAGCTTCAGGCCGCTGACGAAGCCAAGAAATACCAGATGTTCAATTTGGCTCAGAGTGGTGCCGGGAGCATCGAAGGCAAGCAGCTTTCCCAGGAACAGCTTGCCCTGAATCAGATGATGATGGGCATGAACATGGGCCAGGGTTTTGAGAACACGATGCAGAATTGGAACCGCCAGGGCGCGGCCATCGACGCTGCGAATAAGGGTATGGATGCCGCTGCTTGGCGGGATGCCTTCGGAGCAGTCATGGGTGGGGCGTCCAATGCTGGGTCCAACGACGTGGGCTCGGCTGATTGGTGGAAGAAGTTCGGCCAGGGGGCTTCTGGCACTTCGGCCGGGACCAGCCCCAATTTGTGGAACATGGCGAAATCCCAGCCGAGTTCCGGCACGACTTTTAACTGGGGCAGCCCGTCTTCTTGGGGCTCTCAGCCGGCTTCATTCACGCCTGGCGGGTGGAACTTGAACCAGCCTGGAGCCACGCCGTCAGTCAATTGGGCCTACAACACGAACACCAAGTAGGAGGGCATCATGGCCGACATGCCGACGATCTATCCGATGCGCTTCCCCAGCGTTCCGGCGCAGCGCACTCCCACCAACATCGACGATCTTCTCCCGTCCACTTACATGGATCGCCCCACCATTTTCACTTCTGCCATGCAGAATGTCGGGAAGATGCTGGGCCAGAAGCAGAACGACCAGGATGAAGCGGCGATGGCGGCCATGAAGTTTGGCCCCACTGTGGACCCTGGCCAGATCCAGGCTCTGAACAACTACCTCTTTCGCCGTGGCGGAACACCCTATGGGGGCGTCATGAACCCTCAAGGGACTGAGGCGCTTCAAGTGCCGGGAGAGGCCCCACTGACGCCGTTCAACACGGCCGGGCTCACAGGCGCCCAGACCAACGCAGAGCAGGCTGCGGCCCTCCAGGCGAAGCAGGAGGCGGCCAAGGCCCAGCAGGAACTTCTTCAGCACAAGCTGGACCAGAACCAGAAGCAGTTCGAACAGCGGTCCCAGCAGCGTGACGCTGAACTCGCGGAGAAGAAGGCCAACCACGAGCATGTGAACGCCCGGATCATGAACCTGGGCAACCGGCGTCTTGCCTTGACCGCCGACAACATGAACTACAAGCGAGCCGCCGATGCCGCCAGCAAGCAGGCTGGGCAGGCTTTCTCCAATGCCAAGTCCTTCGCGTCTCAGGCCGCTGCGCTTGAGAAGGCGATGGCCACGGATTTCACCATGTCGCCGGAAGTGAAGCAGCAGCGCCAGGATGAACTGAAGCGCCTCCACGATCAGGCTGACGCCGAGATGAAGCGCGGCTGGGATCTGGATGCCTCCGCCAGCACCTATGTGGACCGGATCACAGGGAACGAGGGGGCAGCCCCACCCCCCAGACCTGCCACAGCCCAGTCTCCTGCCACCAAGCAGCGCCCTACGAGGCCCACGGGAGCGAAGTGGTTCGACGCTTCTGAACTGGCTGGCCATCCTGAAGCCGCAGCCCAGATCCCGGCTGGAAAAACCGGGGGCTGGTTCAAGCCTGATGGCACACTGGATACCTACTGATTGGGGTTCCAATGCCCGAGCCGATGGATGAGTTTGCTGCTTTCACGGGAGCCAAGAAGCAACCGAAGGATGACTTTGCCTCGTTCACGGGCAAAGCGAAGCCTGCGGCGCAGGCCCAGGAACCTGTGACTGATGACTTTGCGGCTTTCCAGAAGCAAGTGAAGGCAGAGCAGGAAGCGCCTCCGCCCAATTCCGAGTTCGCGCCCATCATCCCCGGCGAGGTTTCCAGCCCTGGCACTGGTCCCAGTCTGCCCTCTGTGAGCGGCCTGCTGACCAGTCTCAAGCAGATCCCCGGCAGGGTGAAGAAGTTCGTGACTGAGAAAGAAGCCGAACACAATGCCGCCGTGGCCGCCCAGCAGCAGAAGATGGGCACGGTGGGCCAGCAGATCTATTCAGCGCCTAATCCGTTGCTCACTGGGCTCTCTCCTGAGGCTGCGGTGGAGGCCGGGAAGTCTGTGGCTGGGAAGATCCAAAAACTTTGGACAGGGCTGAAGCCCAATCGCGCCAAGGAAAACGCGGAATGGGCTGAAAAGGACATGCGGGATCTGCTGAAGGAAGTGGACAAGAATCCGCCCACGCCTGATGGCCGCACTTCGGTTCCCACGCCACAGCAGCTTCAGCGGTTCAGGGATCGCCGTGCCTACGCGAATCAGATGTGGGCATTTTCTGAGACTGAGCGCGGAGCCCGCCAGCAGGCGATCCAGAGTTTCAACGAGCGCATGGACAAACTCATCGCCCCCGGAACGCCTGGGGCCAAGTTCGTCGGTTCTGCGGTTCCCATCGCGGTTCAGGCCGCCACGGTTCCTGAGTCCATCCCGTTTGAAATGGCCGCCAACGCTGTGGCTGAGAGCCAACTTCGCAATCCGACTTACGAGCAGACGCTGGGCCAGCAGATCAAAGAGGGCATCGCCGGCTATGGTATGGGCAAATTGATGATGGCCGGTGTCCCTGGCACTCCGGTTTCCAGGGCTCTCCAGGGAGCCGGCGTCAGCCCTATCCCGGCCAATGTCCTGGGCATGGGCGTGACTTCAGCGGCGAACACGCTGGGAAGCCACCAGCTTGCTCGGTATCTGACCACGCCTCATGGCGAGACCCCCGCCGCCCCCAGCGTGAGTGACTATTTGAGCGACTTTGCGATGCAGGCCGGCCTTGGCGCTCGGCACTTGAACCAGCGCCTGGCTCTCGCGCCTGCGGGTGCGCCCCCTACTGGGATGCCATCTGAGCCCGTTCCTGTGGGCGTGAGGCCCCTGGAGACGCCTACAACGCCTGGGGAGGTCAACCCTACCCCAACTGAAACTGCGCCCCTTCCTGGCTCCTCCACGGTCGAAGGGCCGGCCATGTTGCCCGGTCTCCAGCCGGGGAAACTCCAGACGATCTTTCCTGGCGTTCCGCCCAAGGCGACCGCCGCCGATGTCATGCCGGGGACCAGTTTCTCCTGGCAGGGTGAGTATGGCCAGTCGGGGGCGTCCAAAGGTCCCGGGCCTGATGTGGACATCACTTCGGCAACGTCTTATCAAGGCAAGCGCCAGGGGCCTCTGCTTGGCCCCAATGACGAACATCTGGTGGCCCGCGATCCTGAGACGGGGAAGGACATCGGGCGTCTCTGGCTCACCAAGACTCCCACCGGCTTCGAGGTAAGGAAGGTCGAAACCGATCCTTCGGCCCGAGGCAAGGGCGTGGCGAGGAAACTTTATCTTGAGGCGAGGTCGCAATTTGGCCCCTTTGAGGGGGCGACAGATTTCACTCCTGAAGGCCGCGCCCTGACGGATCGTCTACGCCAGACCAACCCTGAAATCTTCATCCCGGACGAACCGGCCCCAGCGCCCACCCGCGTCCAGCCCCCACCTGAAGAGGGTCTTCCAGACGCCTATGGCCTCGCCCCCGTGACCGTTGAACCGGGGAAGCCAACGCCCCACAAGACCCTTCACGAGCATGAAGCGGAAATGGCCGTGACCCGCCAGCAGCGCCAGGCGGATCGCATTGCGTTGATGAGTGGCCCTGAGGCCGCTACTCGGAATATCGCCCCCGAGCATCATGCTGAAGCCGACAGGATTCTGGAAGCCCGGAACATCGTGACTGTGACCGAGCGCCGGGCGCTGGAGGCTGAGCGGGAAATCCTGAAGATCCAGGTTGAGAACCGCCAGCGTCAGGCTGAAGGCAAGGTCTCCAAGCCTGTCCCCGAGGAACTGACGCTTCAGGCCAAGTCCCGCAACGCCCCAGGTATGGATGAACTGAAGGCGCTGGCTGCTTCAGAGCCCCAGCACCCTGACGCCCAGAGAGCCATGCGGGTTGCCCAGGAACAGCAGCAGGCCCTGGCTGCGGAGTATGCGGCTTCCACTCCTGGAGGCGAAGGCGACATCACCCATCTGAGCCGCATCGCCCAGAAGGAAGCCCCTGTGGAGCCCAGCCTGGGCGCCAGGGTCAGGGAGTTCTTTGGTGGCCCCAGCACTGTGCCGGTCGAAGCCGGCCTTCCTGGGACGGGCAAGCGGCCCAAGCAGAAGAATGAGTATTCCAAGGCCCGACTCTATGAGACGGTGGATGGCCCTGCTGGACCGGTTGTGATCTACAAGGAAGCGAACCCTGATGGAAGCCATGACATCGTGGGTCGCAAGGGGACGATCCAGGAAGGCGACATCACCGGGCGCCGGGAAGCGACCAAGGACGAAATCACCAAAGCCACTTCTCAGGTTGAGGTTCAGAACGAAGACGGAACCACCAGCATCGTGGAAGATCCCAGCGCGGCCATCAACTTCAGCCGCAACGCCGTGGCCTCTGCGGTCAAGGCCCGTGAGTCAGCCCGCGATGCGATCCGTGGGCGCCGGGTGGTGGAGAACCTAAAGGCCAACCCCGCCATGTTCCGCGAGGGCGAGGCCCCTGCTGGGAGCGAGTGGCGGAACGTCAAAGATCTGCCCATCACCGATCAGGTCAAACTGCGCCTGGCGCCGGGAGGCAAGGCTGCTCATGTGCGCTCGGATGTGGCTCAGACCCTGATTGAATACTTCGGGAAGGCTTCGGCCAAGGAAGCCAGTTTCCTGTCTGGTCTGAACAAGGCGACAAGGAATTGGACTGAGCGTGGGTTGCTCACCAACGTCTTCGCGCACTTCCCGAACCAGTTCAACCACGGCTTGGGCGCTCTGGCCGGCGAGGGCATGAAGCCCCAGGAGGCGATCAACGCTCTCACCCACGCCTACAAGGAAGGCCAGAACCCAAACTCGGAATACGTGAACCGAGCCAAAGCCGCAGGCGTGAGGCAGATGTCCCAGGGCCGTATCTTCGGGGAGAACGACAACATCACGGCTCACGAGGCTGCCACCCAGCGCCTGGAGGCCGCCCTGGGCCACGCCCCTGGCTCCCTGGGCAAGCTGGAAGGGAACTCGCTGAAGCGGGCGTTCCAGGCCCTGAATCAGAAGACGGTGTGGCAGGTTGATGACGCGATCCGAAACACTCTCTTCTACCAGAAGATCGCCAGTGGCATGACCCCCGAACAGGCCGCCCGCTACGCCAACGAGAACTACGTCGGCTACCATACGGACACGAATCTCTTTGAACTGAACCCGAACCGCAGCCCCCGCAGCGCCATTGAAATGGGCAAGAAGGGGCTGAACGAAATTTACCGGAACCTGGTGACGGGCAAGGGCGAGACGGGAGAAGGTTTCCCTGGGACCGGGGCCACACTCGCCCGGACCTTGATTTCCCCCCTGTTCCATACCTTCCGCACGAACTCTGCCCAGCTTCTGGCTCACGAACTGAAGAACGCTGCGGTGGGTTTGCCCCAGGGCGATCTGAAGGGGCTCGGGAAACTGGCGAATGTGGCAGGGACCGGGACGGCTGTGGCCGGCATCCTGGGCCAGACGCTCTCTGACGCCCTCCTGACCGAGCAGGAAAAGAAGCAGGGCAAGGAATACCAGATGCGGGCTGGCGGCCCGTTCCACTGGTATGAGACCGCTGAGAAGGCTCTGGAGGGCCGGGCCACGCCCATGCAGACGGCGGCGGCCATCGCTACGCCCAACCCCCTGTTCAAGCACCTGATCGGCAAGGGCATCTTCGGGGTTGATGTTCAGAGTGGCCGCCCTACTCCTGCCAAGAGCCTCGCGGAACTGGGCGACACGGTTTTGTCCTCCGTTCTTCCGACTGGGGACATTGGCCGCAACGCCCTCCAGGGTGCGGGGAACCCCAAGGATGTGGTGGCTTCGTTCTTCATGGGAAAGAACGCCCCGAACCCTGCGGCCCAGATCATGATGGCCCATCCCGACAAGCAGGCCGCGAGTGCCCCCGATTACGAGCAGAGCCGAGCGAACTACCGCCTCATCTCGGGGCTTCGCAATCTGGAGCCAGGGTCCAAGGAATATGTGGACGAAATCAAGCGGGCGGTGGATGAACAGATTCTCACCCGCCAGCAGATCGCCAATGCCGCCAAGCGATCCAACCAATCTGAACTGGAACACATGCGGGCGTTGGCTAAGATTTCCACGCCAGATGCCGTGGTCGCTGCTGCTGAAACCTACCGTGAGAGCAGCCCCGACATCGCCAGGGCACTCTACTCTGAGGCTCAGTCCAAACTCTACAAACAGGCGCAGAAGTTCACGGGGCAGCGTAATCTTAAACTGCTCGGGCAAGTCCAGAAGATCGCCAATCTCAAAGAGACACTTCGATAGGGGGTTCCATGTCCTACGCTCACATCTCTGTCAGCACGGTGGTTGCAGGGACCAAGACCCTCGCGCCTCAGATGAACTCGAACTTCGGGACCATCGTGGACCGGGTGAATGCCCTGTCGGATTCCATCAATTCGCTGGACTCCAGCGGATCCGCGACTTCCGGCCTGCTGGCCAATGTGGCTGGACGAGAACAGCAGATTGCCGATCAGCTTGGGGGCACCACCGTAGGCACGGACCCCAACAAGACGCTTACCTTCAACTCAGGGTCTGAGACCAAACTGCTGGCAGGCCGCAGTTTCTACTGGTATTACGAGTTCGCGGTGGATGTGAACTACCCGCAACCCGTCTACAAATGCGCCAGAGCCAGGACCACGATCCCGGCCCAGTGCGGGTTCATCAATATGGGCGGCGTCCCGACGAACAGTGGGGCAGTGGTGAAACTCCAGCAGAAGGTCGGGGGCGCCGGGGCCTGGGTGGATGTCGCCGGTTACACCTGGGCTCTGACCAACGCCGCAGCCACTGAGGTTCTTGTGGCCATCACCCCGATTCCCGCTGTGACGATCTTCTCTGCTGGGACGCTGCTGAGGGCTGTGGTGGTTTCCGGTAGCACTGGGGCCGTCCTGCCTCACGACATCACGCTCTGCCTTTCGATGACGGAAGCCGTGAGGAACCTGTGATGACGAAGACTTACTTCTACCCTGAGACGGCGGAGTGCGCGGTCGATCTTGGGTATCCTTCCGGCTCTCCGAACACAGCGCCTTTCGCGCCGCTCTATCCAGACAACACGATGGGCGGCTTCTCCGAAGGCGCGGATATCCACGATTACAACGGAGATCGTGGAGCAGCCAACATCTTCTTGCCGATGAATCCGAGCGATCCTATCCCAACAGCAAATTTGAAAGATACGCTGGCTCCCTTCTTCCCGTGGGGATCACTTGTAAGTGCGGGGCCTCCGCCTCAGATCCACCCTACGTCTTGGTATCTGATGCGCCGGACGGTTTTCAAGAACTGGACCATCGCTGGAATCTTCACGAGGCCAACTGATTTTTTGCTGGAAATTGATTTTGAAAGCCTCTATGCAAATGGCGGCTTCAGAGATGAAGCACAGAACACAGCCCTTGGCGGAAGCTGGTGGTGGCAGACAGGGGACCGTTCTCGTCAGGCTTCGCCCTATGGCGAAGGGGGCGCACCACAAGGAGCGGGGTTTGCCGTCAAGGTCATGGTGGGTTCCACCGTTAAGGGATCGCTGATTGTGGCCGGCTCTCTCGATCCGTTTTCAACGAGTCTGAACAGCAGAGCGCGGGGCATTGTGGCGATTGCTTTGCCTGGGTTGACACCTACGGATCTGGCTTCACTCGAAGTCCATCTTATTTCTGAGCAGTTCTGTAATGCCGCTAAGATCGCAGACACGCTGACCTACCCTCACCCTAAAGTCGAAACGGCGCTCTACCGCCTGGGCCTCGCCGCCGATCCTGTGGCCATGCGCTCCAGCGGCAAGATGTCAGCCGCCCTCACCAGCAGATAAAAGAAGGCCCCCAATCGGGGGCCTATCTCTTGGGCGCCGAAGGCTACTTCTTCTTGCCAGTCTTCTTGGCCGGGTAGCCTTTGGCTTCCTTGATGTCCTGCTTCTCCTGCTTGACGAAGCCCTTCTTGCCTTCCTTACTGAGTTCCTTCTTGTCCTGCTTGTCCATCTCAGTCCTCCTTGGGGGTGATGGGCAGTCCGGTTTCGGGGTCCATCTCCACGCCGTCCACAATCAGACGGCGCCCCCAAGCCTTGGTTGTGCGCTCGGGGACGATGGGTTCAGGAGTGGAAGCCGTGGGGGCCTCCACAAAAGCATCCTTGCTTGAGGCTTTGGCCATCGCTCACCTAGCCGATGGCGGGCGGGTTGACGCTGGAGAGCATGGCCAGAATGTCAGCGGCGAGGCCGATGTCATCCGTGCAGACGCTGACGCCAGGCGTGGTGGGGGTGGGCGGGTAGGCCGAAGCCGAATTGCCTTCCTCCAGAGTGATTTCCGTGGCGGTGTAGGCGGCGAGGATGATGTTCATGCCGCCATTCAGCAGGGCGTCCACGCCGGCCTTGACGATGGGCAGGAGAGCGGTGCCCCAGGCGATGGCGAACTGGCGATTGCCGGGGTCCTTCCCGATGACGAAGGGACCAACCGTCCCGCCGATGGTCGGAGCCACATCCTGCGCGGTGCAGGTGTAGCCTCGGGCGTTGAGGAAGGTAGCCAGGGTGGTGGCGGAATTGGGGGTGGCAGCCAAGGGAGCCTCCTTTGAAGGGCAAAGTGCCTATTGAATGGTGAGCCTAATTGGCCTTGCCTGCCAAGGAAATAACGCTCTTGTCTTCCTGATATTTGACCCAGGCATCGTTCTGAGCCGGCATCAGGTCGAACAGGAGCGGGTAGCGTTCCTTGAAGGCCCAAAGAACCCCAGCCTCGAAGCAGGCGTCCATGAGGCGGGTGGCGGGCGGAAGATTGGCGTAGGGGACAAGCTGGCTGGAGGTCCGGGCCTCGTCATCGTCGGCAGGGCCGAAGTTGTATCCCTGGGCCAGCATCTGCTCGCACCAGATGTCGTGGAACTCGGACATGCCCAGGCGTTCC